GTGGAGTTGGAGGAGGCGGTGGTCAGCTACTGGCATATTCTGCGCCTGGTCTTACTGTTTATAGCGGTAATTCTGGTGGTGGCAGGAGTGTTGTGGTTACTGGCCCAATACAACCAAGCGTGTTGCTACCGCAAGGTGGTGGTGCGCCCGCTGATCCCAGTGCGACCGGAACAACAACTACAGGGGGCTGTGCGACAGCCGGGACTAATACAGACGAGGAGAAAGCGCCGAGGGACTTCCCAAAGGAACTCTGCGCCCATCTCTGTCGTAAGGTATACATGTCCCCTCGCACAGCGGCCACTGCTCGCAGCCTAATGAGGATGGGCGGGGCGTGGTGCCAGGACGCGAAGATCGAGTCCGAGGTGAAGATCAGGGAGTTGTGTGTGGAGGCAGTTAACATCGCGATGGTGCCGTCCGAGGAAGAGGAAGCAATGGGTATTCTCTATACTAAGAGAAGCTTCCAGAAGAAGGTGGTGCGTCATAATTTGCGGGCAGAGGGACGGCTGGACCCGAAAAGATCTTTATGGCAAAGGCTTACTAGCTGCGTTAGAGCTCCTCCGGAGTTCTATCTCGCGGCGAAGTAGGACCGACCAACGCTGGCCCCAGCACTGTGCGCCTATCACGGACAGGAGTTCGAGAAGAGGGCTGCCGGTTGCAAAGGGCCTATCCCGCCCGGGTGTTGGTCTCACCACGAGGAACGATCTCGCATTCTCACCGTTATTGTGCCTAACATACCGGGCCTTTATCGACCCTACACGCATGCGAATTGCGTGTGCAACCAGATGCTAGCGGTTGCCAACCGTGTTCTTGGTGCGGTGCCCCTTCCGACCTTGAACGGCTTACGACGACTTAAGTTGACTGCCAAGACGTTTTTCCGCTGGATTCCAGCGACGGAACCTTGGAATGTGTCTCAGGTTGTTGCGAGTTTTACGGACCACAGACGTAAGATCTATGAGCGAGCAAGGTTGTCGCTCATGGACAGGGAGTTTTGTAAGGCTGACGGACGCATCAATGCTTTTGTCAAGGCGGAGTTGTATAATCCTAAGGACAAGGTAAACCCCGATCCTCGAGTCATTCAGGCTCGGTCGGTGCGTTATAACCTCCTTTTGGCGCAATATTTGCGACCACTTGAGCATAAGATTCTCAAGCAGCGCTCTGAGCGCGGCTTGCGGATTTTCGCCAAGGGACGGAACAGTTTTGAACGTGCCTCTGACATCAGGGACAAGTTCAAGTGTTTCGGCAACACTACCTGCTTGAGCATTGACGCCTCTCGTTTCGATAAGCATGTGTCACGGGAAGTTCTTGAGATAGAACATTCTGTGTATAAGCGCGCTTATCCGGACGACAGGGTGTTACAGCGGCTGTTGGACTATCAACTCTCTAACGTTTGTGTGACTCGGGACGGCGTGCGTTATCTCGCGCACGGCCGTCGCATGAGTGGAGACATGAATACCGGTCTCGGCAACTGTGTGGTTATGGTGCTGATGGTTAAATCCATCATGGACCGATTGGGTATCCCGTATGAGATTTACGATGACGGTGATGATTGCCTACTATTCTTTGCGACCGAACACCGTGATAGGGTCAGCAAGGCACTCGTTTCCGAATTCTTGGAGTTCGGTCAGGAGATTAAAGTGGAGAATACAGCGAACAATCCGACTGAGGTCGTCTTTTGCCAAAGTAAGATGATTAAGACCATGAGCGGTTGGCGCATGACGCGCAACTGGCGGAAGGTGCTATCGCAGGGTACCAGCGGCACGAAACATTGGAACAACCTGAAACTAATCAGGCCGATGATGACTGCCGTTGGGAGCTGTGAGTTGGCATTGAATGGCGGTGTGCCTATTATTCAGGCATACGCGTTGGCATTAAGACGGATTGGTCGGATGGAGAAGCCGAAAGTACTCGACGTTCGAGCGGGCTTAGCGTTGCGTGTCAAGTATGAGCTGAGAGTTGCACCAGAGCGGGTTGAAGAACTCGCTTATCGTGCACATGCTCTACCTGTCACAGCCGAAGCCAGGCTCACGTTTGAGGAAGCTTGGGGAACTCCAGTCTGGGAACAGATTGCGATTGAGGAACAACTCTCGCGCTGGGAGCCGGACTTGTCGTCGTATCAAAGCGGATCTAATGACGTGGATTCCAAGTGGCGGAATACGAGTGACGTTAACAATTTTATTGACGATTTATGAGTCCATAAAACATAAAATGCAATGATGGCGTGGCGTCTAGGATGCATGCAAACAACGGTAAGGCAATTGCCCTTGCCTCGCTGAGGAGTAGCCAATATGGTTGGCGGCTTGGTAGGAAACCATGTCGCCGGCCTAAACAGCTGCCTGGATGGGAAAGCAATGCCCTCGTTAAGTTGTCGGATGAACCTTATGGAGAACGGCACTGACGGAACGTGGCTTGACGCGTGACCCTAACTCAGAAGGACGTTGAGCTCAATAGCCCCGCCTAGGCCAAAAGGTGAGGGGTGCGGAAAAAGCGTGTGTTATCTGAAAACCGGACTTATTCCCGGCGACAGTGCTACCTGCTAAGTTGCAACCAAAAAGAGGACTTTCTGGTAAATTTGTGTGTTGACGTGATAGTGCGAGTGTGGAGGGTGGGAGGTGTGCGCATAGTAGACTCCGTGAAGACAAACATCGTCACGGAGTCGGGCCCGCACACCTTCGCGGACATTAATTTGAATATCTTAAGGG